GTTCTTCCAACTCTTCCTGATAGCTGTACCAGATCAGCGTGTTGGCGCGCTGGTTCTCCTCTATCAGTTCGTCCAGCCGGTCGAACTTGTGAGTGCTGAACCAATGCACCGGCACCGGCCCCTCGCGGTTGTACACGAAGCCAGACGCCATCTGTTGCAGCTTGGTCGTCAGCGACCCTGCGTTCTGGGCGATGACGCGCTCGTCAGCGAACTTGGCGACAAAGTTCTTCTTCATCTGGTCGTACGGCGCGCGGTCGTCCAGCGTGCAGCGCAACTCGACTGTGTGGCACGGCGGCAGCTTGTCGGCATACTCGCCCGGTTCCAGCACAAACGTCCAGTCCTTGATGCGCGCCATGACCTTTGGCAGCGCGTCAGCCGCCGGTTCCCACTGGCCGAAGTCGCGGTTGATGCAGTGAAAATACTGTTGCAAAAATGCACCTTTAGACCGGCCTAGCGGCGTCTGGTCGATGATCTTGCACTGGCCGAAAACGTCTTCCAGCCCGTTCGACGTAAACGACCCCGTCAGGCCCCAGCGCACGTTCATGTGGACCAGCAGCTTTTCGATGGCCTTAAAGCGTTTGCCTGACGGGTTCTTCAGCCGCGTCAGTTCGTCGAACACGATGCCGTCGAACCGCGACAGGTCGGTCAGCTTTTGCAGGTTGTCATAGTTGATGACCACGACGTCAGCGTCGCTGTTCAGCGCGGCTGTGCGCTGCGCGGGCGTACCGACTGCCAGCGCGACCCGCAGCTTAGACCATTTGGGCGCTTCGACGGGCCACACCTCGACGCAGACGCGCTTTGGTGCAACGACCAGCCAGCGTGTGACGAGGTTGTCTTCCATCATGGCTTGCATGGCGTCCAGCGTAATGGCCGTCTTGCCCGCGCCGACCGGCGCAAGGATCATCGCCCTGTCGCGCGCGTACAAGAAGTCAGACGCCTCCTCCTGATAGCCTCTTAGCTGAAGCGAGTTAGCCATGGCGCGCAAAATCACCATGCAAATGTTTACGCGCTTGTTGAACGGCTAACTCTGCGTCATTTAAATTTCGAAAATATTTTTGAAACACAATTTTTTTGTCGCGGTTAATGGTGGCAACCCAACGCTTGTCGCGTTCGGACCAACTTACGCCTTTGACGCCGCTGCGATTGCTTACGCGCCGTTTAGCGTTATGCTGGTTCAGACTTTTTGACGCGGCGCGCAAATTTTCAACCCGATTGTCTGTTTTTTCGCCGTTTATATGGTCAACTTCATCTGGCAGTATTGAATGGTGAAATGCAAATATCAGCCGATGCGCCAAATACATCCTGCCGTTCCATTTTATATGGACATACCCTGTGGAATTGTTGCTGCTGCCCGCAACAGCGCCAACTACGCCGCGCCGACCATGCGGTGTCCGCCAACGCAAAACGCCTTTGTCGTAATCAAAAGCCGCGCGGACAGCGTCACTGAAATCGTTTAGCCCACTCATCTACGTTCTCCTTTGACCACAGACACGCATAGTGCTGCCGTGTGTGCGCCATCTCTTCTGCGAATATCTCTTGCAGTGCCGACAGCCGCCCACCGGGCTTCTTCAGTTCAACGAACCACGCCTGACCGTTGGGCATACAGGCGATGCGGTCGGCCACGCCCCGCTGCGTCACGCTGCGGAACTTGTACGACTTGCCGCCCAACTGCTTGACGCGCTTGGCGAAGTACGCCTCTATCTCTTTCTCTGTCATGCCGGTCAGATACGGGGTCAAACTTTTTATTGCAATACCCCTTGCGCCACTTTTTGTGACGTGTATGGTGAACGTCCAAACAGTGAAGTGAGGTTCAATATGCAACATTCGAGGATTGTTGGCGGCTCGACCGCCAAGCGCGTCATCAACTGCCCCGGCAGCGTGGCGCTGGTGGCAAAGATGCCGCCCCAGCCCAGCAGCAGCTACGCCGACGAAGGCACCCTGCTGCACGACACCATCGCGGACATTCTGACTAAGGATATGCACCCTGCGGCGTATCTGGGTCGCAAGTACGCAGAGATCGAACTGACGCAGGATTTGATCGACCGTAAGCTGGACGTGGCGCTGGCGGCGTTGGATGAAATCGACCCCGAAGGGAATATGGACTATGCGGTCGAAAGCATGGTTGGCTTTGGCGAGTTGCTACCTGATGTTTTTGGCTCTACCGATCTTCTTGGCCGCATCGGTGATCGCGCTATCGTGTTGGATTGGAAGTTCGGCGACGGCGTCGCTGTCAGCGCGGAAGAAAACGCGCAGCTTCTCTTCTATGCAGCGGCTGCTATGCGAACGCCGAAGACGGCATGGGCGTTCAAGGACGCAAAGGAAGTCGAACTCATCATCGTCCAGCCGCCCTACGTCAAACGCTGGCTGACGACCCTTGACCGCGTCAAGGCGTTCGAGGACCAGTTGGTCGCCGCCGTCAAGGTCGCGCTCAAGCCTGACGCCCCGCTGGCCGCTGGCGACCACTGCAAGTGGTGCGCAGCCAAGCCTGTCTGCCCCGTCATGACGGGCGCTGTGGACCGTGCGTTGAAGGAACAGTTGGACTTGATGCCGCTTGACCAGATCGGCCACTACATGAACCAACTGCCGCAGATCGAAGCGTTCTTGAAAGACCTTCAGCAGTTGGCCCACTGGCTGATTGAGGAAGGCAAGACCATTCCCGGTTGGAAGCTGGTCAACAAGCGCGCCACACGTCAATGGACCGATGAAGATAAAGCGTCGGATTGGCTGGAAGCCAACGGCGTCTATCCGCTTCAGGAGCCTAAAGTTATTTCGCCCGCAGTCGCCGAAAAGGCACTGAAAAAGGCGAAGAAGGAATTGCCGGACGACCTTGTGGTCGCCGTCTCAAGTGGTAGCACACTGGCACCGGAGAGCGATCCCCGCCCGTCAGTCCTACAAATCGGTCAGACGCTGTCAAAGGCGATGGCTAAAATCCAGTAACATCAAAATAGGAATACACTTATGTCAAATATCACTGCTTTCTCCGCTGCCGGTCTTCCGTCTGTCTCGTCGCTTTCGTCCGCGCTGCGGTCGATTGAAACGGACGCGGGCGCATCCGGCATGGTGATCCTCAAGATGGACAAGACCGGCCATTGGGTCTTTGGTGCTGACCAGACTGAGGTTGAGGATGACAGCGTCTGGGCCATCAACCCGTTCTCGTTCGTCCACGGCTACATCGCATGGGGCGAAGGCGTCGTGCTGGCCGAGAAGATGGTCAGCGTCGCTGAGCCGCTGCCCGAAACTGGCCCCGCGCCAGACGCCGCCAAGCGCGGCTGGGAAATGCAGATCGGCTTTACGCTGGCCTGCACCAACGGCGAAGACGAAGGTATGCAGGCGCGCTACGCAGCGACGTCTGTGGGCGGCAAGAAAGCCGTCCAGCAGCTTGCTGCCGCCATCGCCGCGCAGGTGGACAAGGACCAGACTAAGCCGGTCCCGATGGTCGAACTCAAGAAAGAGCATTACCAGCATAAGACTTATGGCCGCATTTACACGCCCGTGTTCGACATTGTTGACTGGGCTTCGTTGAGCGGTGATACTGCCCCATCCGATGCGGAACCGGAAGTCGCCGCTGACGAACCTGAAGCGCCGCGTCGTCGCCGTCGCGTTTAATCGGGGGTGCGAAAGCTGGGGTGGGCGTCTCCTTTCCGCCCACCCCAGCGAGTAGCTGAAGAGTGAGGACTTCAATGCCGACATTGTGGGTTGACTTTGAGACGCGCAGCCGCTGCGATCTACGCAGCCGTGGCGTGTATAATTACGCGCAGGACGCCAGCACCGAAGTGCTGTGTATGTCCTACGCTTTCGACGACGAAGACGTCAGGACGTGGACGTGGGCTGAGCCTTTTCCCGCGTCCGTCCGCGACCACACCGGCCAGATCAGGGCGCACAACGCGGCCTTTGAGCGGCTGGTGTTTTGGTATGTGCTGGGCGCTAATTACAAGCTGGAGCAGTTCTACTGCACCGCAGCACAGGCCCGCGCCAACTGCGCGCCGGGCAGTCTTGAAGACGTGGGCCGCTTCGCTGGTTCGTCCATGAAGAAGGACCACCGTGGTAGCCAACTGATCCGGCTGCTGTCGGTGCCGCAGGCGGACGGCGAGTTCCGCACAGACCCTGACTTGATGGCTGAAATGATCGCCTATTGCGAACAGGACGTTCGTGCTATGCGGGCCATCGCCCAAGCCCAGCGGGAGTTGTCGCCAGATGAACTGCGAGACTATCACGTTAATGAGCGCATCAATGACCGTGGCGTCCTGCTCGATAAACCTTTGGCTGTGGCGGCGGTGCGCTACGCAGAAGCGGAAGCTGTTGAAATACAACAGATTGTTCGTGAGGTTACTGAAGGCGCGATCACGTCCGTCCGCAGCCCGAAGATGCGCGCATGGGTTCTCGACCGCGTCGGACCACAGGCGCTGAAACTGGCGACCGTCCACAAGGACGGCGAAGCCAAGCTATCCATTGACAAGAACGTGCGCGCCAACTTGCTGGCGCTGGCAGAGGAGAATGCTGATGAAGTCCCGTCTGAAGTGGCAGAGGTTATCCAGTGCGCGGACGATCTGTGGGCATCGTCCGTCGCAAAGTTCCAACGCGCTGCATCACTATCAGATGAGGAGGATTGCCGCGTTAGAGGAGCGTTCGTTTTTGCAGGAGGCAGTGCTACTGGACGTGCTTCGTCATTTGGGCTTCAGGTCCATAACTTTCCCCGCAAGTGCGCCACAGACCCTGCACTGATCCGCGACGCGATGGTGCGCGGCCATCAGATTGTCCCGCTGCATGGCAAGCGCGTCACTGACGTCCTGAAGTCGATGCTGCGCCCCGCGCTGCTGGCCGACAAGGGCAAGCATCTGGTCGTGGCCGACTGGGCCGCGATTGAGGCGCGGGTGACGCCGTGGGCGTCCAACACCAACAGCGGTGCCATGAAGCTGGACATCTTCGCCAAGGGCGAGGACGTGTACAAGCACAACGCAGCCGCGACGTTCCGCGTCCCGTACGCCGACGTAACCGGCGACCAGCGCCAGATCGGCAAGGTGCAGGAGTTGGCCTGCGGCTTCGCTGGCGGCGTCGGCGCGTTCGCGTCGATGGGCCGCATCTACAACGTCATCCTGACCGAGAGCGAGAGCCGCAAGATGGTCGATGCGTGGCGCAGGGCCAACCCTTGGTCGGTGCCCTACTGGTCGCGTCTGGAGGAGTGCTACATGGGCGCGATGCGTCACCCCAACGTCGAGTTCATCGCGGGGCGCGTGACGTATATGTTCGACCGGCAGCACCTTTGGTATATGCTGCCATCGGGCCGTGTGCTATGTTATCCGTTCGCCCGCTTCGATGAGGAGGGCAACCTGACCTATGCGAAGGCGTCGTGGAAACCGGCTGCTGACGCAAAGGAATGGCCCCGCGCCCGTCTGTGGAAGGGGCTGGCCTGTGAGAACATCACGCAGGCTGTCGCCAACGATCTGCTTCGGCATTCGTTGCGGCGTCTGGATGAGGCAGGGCTGGAGACAGTGCTGCACGTCCACGACGAAATCGTTCTGGAGACAGACCGGCCAGATGAGGCTGCTGGTCTGTTGAAGGACATCATGTGTGAGACGCCGCCGTGGGCGCAGGGCTTGCCCTTGAACGCGGAAGTGTCTGTTATGACGCGTTATGGGAAGTGAGGATAGAATGACCACCGGAGCAGATGAGTTTATCAAATATATCAGCGGCTTAGTCGGCGCTGACGGAGAGACGGCGCTGGTCTTGCGCCAGAAGCCGGTCCTCAAGGACGGCCAACTCCAATACCACGGCGACGGCGTCCCCAAGGCGACGTTCCCTGCGTTCCTGCCTGAGAGCGCCAAGATGAAGGACGGCGATAGCTGGTACATCAACACAGGCTCATTCATCGTTGACCGCTTCAAGGACGGCAAGCCGTCCGCCAAGCGCGAGAACGTCGAATACGTCCTGTTCCTGATGCTGGACGACATCGGCACCAAGTCCAAGACGCCACCGCTGGCCCCAACGTGGGTCATGGAGACGTCGGAGGGGTCGTTCCAGTGGGGCTACGCGTTCAAGCCAGAGGAGCAGCCCACCAAAGGCGAGTTCTGCGCTGCGTTCGACGCCATCGCCGCTGCTGGCTACACCGATCCGGGCGCAGGCAATCCCGTCCGCAACTGCCGCCTGCCCGGCTCCATCAATCTGAAGCAGGGCCGCAACAACTTCCCCGCACGGCTGGTCGAGTTCACGCCGAAGCGCGAGTACACGCTGGCCGAGATTTGCGACGCGTTGGGTGTCGAGCCAGCCGAGGCTGACACAGCCGAGCATCGGTCAATCACGATCCGCGACACAGGCCAAGACAACGTGCTGGCGTGGCTGTCTGAGAACGGCATGGTGCGGTCACAGGTCAACAACGAGGGCTGGTGCGGCATCATCTGCCCCAACGAGGCGCAGCACAGCGACGGCAACCCAGAGGCCCGCTATAAGCCGTTGGACAGGTCGTTCTGCTGCTACCACGGGCACTGCCAAGACCTGAACACAGCAGCTTTCCTTGAATGGGTCGGCGAGAACGGAGGCCCGAAGGTCACAGGGGGCTTGCGTGACGAGTTGCTGGCGCAGATGCACAGCCAGACGCTTGCCAAGCTGACGCCCACCGACGCCTTCCCTGACGAGGCTGCGAAGATCGTCCGCGAGGTCGAGCGCAAAGAGGCGGGACGGCTGGAGCGCAACGAATGGTTCGAGCGGTTCGCGTACGTCCAGACGGACGATAACTATTTCGACATGGTGACGCGCACGGAAACGACGCGGCCTGTCTTCAACGCGCTCTACCGGCACATTGATTGTCGGTCTGTCCACAACTCCAAGCAGAAGATCACTGCGTCCTTCTATTACGACGAGCGCCGCCAAGAGTTTGGCGCGAAGGCGTTGGCAGGCATCACATACGCCGCAGGCGATGACGTGCTGGTGGCGCGCGACGGTCTGCTCTACGGCAACCGCTGGACGGACGGACGCCCTGACGTGTCCAACGTCGGCGCGGTGTCAGATTACGCCATCCAGCTTTGGCTGGATCATGTGCGTCTGCTGATCCCTGACGACATCGAACGCAAGCACGTCTTGGATGCGATGGCGTACAAGGTCCAGCACCCCAAGGCCAAGATCAATCACGCGATCCTGCACGGCGGCGATGAAGGCTCCGGCAAGGACACTATGTGGGCACCGTTCCTGTGGGCCATCGGTGGCGAACACCAGCGCAACCGCACGATCATGGACGCCAAGCAGATGGAGAGCCAGTGGGGCTACGCGCTAGAGACGGAAGTTCTGATCCTAAACGAGTTGAAAGAGCCAGAGGCGCGGGAGCGCCGCGCGATGGCGAACAAGCTGAAGCCTGTGATCGCAGCGCCGCCGCTGACGTTGACCGTCAACCGTAAAGGTCTGCACCCCTATGAGATGGTCAACCGCCTGATGGTGGTGGCCTTTACGAATGACAAGCTGCCTATCTCCATCCCGTCACAGGACCGCCGCTGGTTCTGCGTCTGGTCTAACGCGCCGCGCATGGATGAGGACGACGCAGAGGCCATGTGGAAGTGGTTTGAGATGGGTGGCTTCGCCAAGATCGCCGCTTGGATGTACCAGCGCGACGTGTCGGCCTTCCTGCCAGCGGCTACGCCGCCGCTGACCGATTGGAAGCTGAACATGGTCGAGCATGGGATGTCCACAGCGGAAAGTTTCTTGGTCGATCTGCTGCGGGAGCGGAAGAGCATCTTTGCATCGGGCGTCATCGCGTCGCCGTTCCATACGATTGCAGAAATAATGATTAAGAAGGGCGATGTCCCCGCTGGCGTCAAGGTGCCACAGGCGGCGCTGCTGCACGCGCTCAAAGAGGCTGGCTGGGTCGATATAGGTCGGGTGGCAACGCACGATCTGTCCACCAAGAAACAGATTTACGCGCACCCTGACGTGGCGAAGAAACATAGCCGGTCCGATATGCGTCGCATGGTCGAGGGCGGCGTTTCGGACAACATCGGACAACTAGGGCTTGCATCGAACAACGGAAACGTATATCCGATGCGGTAACTCGTTTGCTCCGAGCCTCACGTCAAGCCCCAGCGGTCCCTCACTTCCCGCTGGGGCTTTTCTTTTATCTAATGCGCGTGAGCGTGATCTGGCGCGTCACCTTGTCGGTGCTGCACCTGTAGAAGCGGTCGTTCCGCAGGCCGTACTGGCTGGCGTTGCGGGCGATGCGCTTCACGTCTTCCTTTGTCGGCGCGTCAAATGTCACCATGTCGCCGATGATCATGCTGCCGAGGTGGTACGTGGGCTTGCGGCCCCGTGGGTCTTTGGTCATCGTCCGATCACTTTCAGTGTTACGCCGTGTGCGTATTCGATGGCGTCCAGTTCCTGCGCCAGCGTCAGGGGGCGGTGCCATTTGCCTGTTCGCATGATGGCCGCGCAGAGCGCCTTGGAGCCTTCCTGTAGGTCTTCCATATAGTTGACCGTCGTTTGGTCAATGACGTTGCGGTTCGCGCTGGTGATTTCTGTCAGCTTCGACTGAGCAATGCGGCTGGGCGCGTAACGCTTGCGGCTCATTTCAGTTTCTCCAGTTCACGGATGGCCCATTGCAGGCCTTGGATTTCGACGCCCATGTCGTGCAGACCGTGCGCGTCCTTCGATGAGAGGAAGACTTCGGCCATCTCCCAGCAGACGGACTGCCGGTGGTTCAGTATGGCGATGCGCTCTTCGATCATTTCGTTTCTCCCAAGGCTGCGCGGATAGGCTTGAGCATCTCCATGATACGCTTACCGGCGTGGTACATACTGCGCGCCCAAAGGCGGTTCTTTTCCGGTTGAGTAGGGTAAGGGCCGACCAACTTGCTGGCATTCCGCATGGTTGTGGCCTCTTTCCAAACCGCTTCCAGCGCTTCACGCAGCTTCTCAATCTCCGCGCAGGCCGCAGCCATTGCGCCGTCGATGGCACCTTCCCAAGGGACGTGGTGCTTGTCCTGCAATGCCAGCCAGTGAAGGGCTGTCGCGTCGATCACAGAACCCAGCCGTTCAATCTCCGCCGCTTGGGCTTCGCAGTTGGGGCAGTGCTGGCTAAGGCTGTCGGTCATAGATTGTCCTCTCTTGTGACGATCAGCCAAATGGCGGCGACCGCTATTGCGATCACGGTGAAGAACAGTGGCAGGTCGGTCATGCGTCGCCCCGGATCTTGATGCCGCGCATCTCGCAGGCGGTGCGCAGGTGGTGGGGTTGGATGCCTTTGGTGCGTTCTACGGCGTCATAGAGGCGGCACAGGGCCGTCAGGCGGGCATTGTTGACGTGTGTGGCCACGCGCAGGCGGTCGCTCTCTGCTAGGGCCTCAGCGGCCTTCTGTAGCACGTCCATGACGTGCGGGCTGTCTGTTGCGGTCATGTCTTAGCGTCCTTTCTTCACGTAGCGGCCCGTCTTGGGGTCGCGCAGGGTGGCGTTCGCGCGCCAATAGGCCAATTCGCCTTTGTATGTGTTGATGATGCCCAGCAGGGTCACGTTGATCGTGATGCTGACAGCCAACAGGGTAAATGTAAGGGTCATTTCGTTTCACTCCTCAATTAGAATTGCGATCAGGGTTGCAGCGGCCAGCAATAGCGCCGCCCACATTAACAGACGCCGCCCAATGCGGTGACTTCGCCTTCTAAGTCTTCGATTTGAGCCTTTAGGTCGCGGATTTCCTCCTCTAAGTTCATGACGTCCGCTTGCAGGTACAGCCAGCCGTCAAGGCGTTCGCCAAGGGCAATTGCGAGTTCGTCTTGGCTGTCCCGCGCTGCGTTAATCAGTTGGCGTTCGTCGCACTGGCGGTAATAGGTCCGGTCATGGGTCATTTGCTCTTCTCCTCTGTCATCATGTTGTCGATCGCGCGCTTGTGCGCCTCTTTGCTTGTGATGCGTTCGCCGTTCTCTTTGGCTTCGGCTTCCGCCTTGCGGGCCTCTGCCTCAATGTCTTTCAGCAAGGCGTCAAGTGTTTGTAATAGGCCCATCGACGTGCCTTTCTTTAACTTAAGTATACCGGCCCCATATCGGCCATTTGCGTTGCATAGTGTACGGGCCGTTCATATCGCCCGCTATCGTCCCGATAGACGCTAATCCATCGGCCATTGACGGCTAGGCCTATCGTCTGGCCGTAACTGACGTTGACGCCTAGCGGCCAGATATCGTTCAAGCTTTCGGCGTTTAGGGCGTCAGATAGCGTCTCAAAGTAATTGCGCTTGTGCATGGCCTATATCCTTTCAACGCCGTGCAAGCGCGCGGCTTTAAAGCACTCATTCCATCCCGCTCTATATAGCGCGGCCATGGCCTCTATAGCGGCCTCATTGACGCTATCGCCTAGCGTTGCCCGCAAGCTAGCTATTTGCGCGTCGGCGCTTTCCGCTTGCCAGCGCAAGCTATCGTCAAGCTTCATTGACATTGTACTTTCCTTTCCTGTTTCATTTGGGATTAATGACGGGCGCGGCGTCAATGACGCGCCATGCTTTATCGGATCCGATTTTAGTTGCTAAATCCTGCAACGCTAAAGCCGCGTCGGCGCGCTTATCGCGGCGTCGGTTGGACCGATAGTTTAGTATCATGTAGGGCCGCAAATCGCATATACGGCGCCCGCTAGCGTAGTGCGTCAATGTATCATCATGTATGAACGCCCTAAGCTTGCGGTCCCCTAGCGTAAGGATTGCGACGGACCCGACAACGCGGGCCGTGGACCCGTCGGCGCGCGCGATAATAATTTCGCGTCCCATAATTTAGTTTCCTTTCCGTTTTTGGTCTAGCGCCATGATAGCGCCGCGCCATGATAGACGCGGCGCAATCGGGCGTTAGGCGGCCAGCGCCATTGACGCGGCGTGGCGCAATATGCGGAAGTCGGCTTCAAGGCCCGCGCCAAGCGGCAAGCTATGCGTGACAACAAAGCCGCTTGTGTCTTTCTTGGCCTTGCGGCCTTTGGGCGTTAGGCCGACAATATAGCCGCCTTTGGCGTCTAGGTGGCGCAAGTCATGCTTATCGCCGTCAATGACGGGAAAGCCCGCAAATGACGCGGGCAAGCCGCCGTGAAATACCATTGCGACGTTGTGGCCTGCTAGCAGCGCATCAACGCAAGCTTGCGCATTGCTGCCACTATACGATAGCGTTAGGTCCACATTGCTAGGGGCCTTGCCTAGGCGCGTTGGGTTTTTGGTATACTCAACAAATTGGATGGCAGGGAATATCTGAGGCAATGTCATGACGCGCCCTACATAGTCGGGCAAGCGCAAGGCCTTTGCCGTTTTAGCGTCGATTGCAAAGCTTACGCGTTCCCAAACGATATCGGTTGAACCGTTAAGCCGTACGCATAGCGTCAAGCTTTCCCGCGTCGCTTGCGCGTCAAGCTTGACGATATCGCGGGCAAGCCGGTTCATATAGTCGCCGCGTTGCGTCATGAATAGGCGCGCCTTTAGAGCGCGGCTTTCCCGCGTCGGGTTAGTGTCGCGTTCCAAATCGGAAACCATGCCCGCTTGGCCGCTATACTGGCCTAAGCATAGGGCGATACATTGCCATGACGCATGGCTGCAAAGATTGCCAGCGCCGCCTAGCGTATGGGGTGCCATGTAATGAATAGCGTTCAAATACCCATAACCGGCGGCTTTAGCGGCTTTGACATTATCGACGGAAAAAAGGCGGGGAAAATATGTCATGATTGTTTGCTCCAATTGACGGTTTAGATTTAGCGGGCGTTTTTGATTGCGTCGGCGATTGCGTACGCGGCGAAAGCGATAATGCTAATGGATATGATTGCGACGATTGATTGCATGGCTTAGGCTTTCGGTTCGATTGACATAACGCGATTGCAGCCGGTGTAAAAATCAGCGCAACGCGGATTAAGAGCATCAATCTCCAAATCAATGACGTTGAACGTTGCGCGTGCCAGCGCGATTGCGTCGCCAAAGCTATTTGCGGTTGCGTGAACCGTTTTTGTGCGGGTTGCACCCAAACCGGTTGTGCTGAAAATCTCATATACCATTTGCGTTTCCTTTTGCGTTTGTGTTGGTGTCACCGGCTTAATCTATTGAGGGTATAACACAAGCACAACAGATACCAATTTGAGGGTAAAATATAGGTCAATTTGAGGGTAAAAACATATGGGCAATTCTACTTTTCAGAATTGCCCATATGATTGCCCATTTTTGCCCATAATTGCCCATGTCCAAAAATGACGTTAACATTTGTTAGCAAAACATGGGTCATGTGGGCAATTATATGGGCAATTGTGAAAAGTAGAATTGCCCATATGGAGAGGCGCAGAAAACCGCCGTTTCCGTCTGAAAATGGGTAATATGGGTAATGAATTGTGATATTAACGGTAAAATGAAAATATTGTATGTAGTACATACGAATATAGCTAAGTTAGCAATTTACGGAAAATGATGACCCATATTGCCCATATGACCCATATCCCCCTGATCGAGCGCAGTTTGCATTGACGCCCCTTGGCAACGTAAAGGGCCAAGCTGAAGCTATATCCAAACCAATATGGCCATATTATATTCCCTGCCAAAATGGCTCAAAGTGAAATGGCCAATCCCAATTCCGCGCGCAGCGCGACGCAGTCGCTATCTCTACGGGTGGGGGGGGGGGGGGGGCCTTGTGTTTTCTTGATTGCGACGGGTGGCATCACAAACAATTTTTATTTTTTTATTTTTTATTGTCTCGCCCCGACACATCCTTTGGCTTTTCAGTATAAGACAATATGGATGCGGCGTTCGGGGGCGCATCCGGCGGCGGGCGGGCGTTATCGGGGTGGCGCTCCGCCCGCCTGCCACCACACAAAGTTTGACGTTCACCTCAGACTGCATTATCACCCGCGCCATGACCTTCTACTCATTCCCGTTTGACCCACCGCGCGTAGAGGCCACTGAGGCGCGTCTGGAGGCGATCTACGACGCCGCCAAGATGGGCTTGAAGGGCGACAGTCTCGCGCTGGCCGCAGGACTGACCCCGGCGCAGTACCGCAAGCTGGCTGAGTTCGACCCGCTGGTCGAGTTCGCTGAACTGAAAGGCCGCGCTGACGGCGAACTGACCGCAGCCACCGTACTGCACGCAGCCGCGCAAGCAGGCGACGCCAAGGCCGCGCTCGACATTTTGAAGCACCAGCACGGCTGGAAAGCAGCCCAATCAGTAGAAATTACGGTTGAAGGCCAAATTTCTGTAATTGCGGCTTTGGAAAAAGCGCAAACTCGTGTTATAGAAGGATTGTATTCGGAGGTAGAGGACGCGCCAACGTCCCCCACACTCCTAACCGACCAACAAACGGAGATTGTTGATGGCTACGACCTCACTAACGCAAGACAGACTGAAAAGTCTACTAACCTATGACCCGGACACGGGCGAATTTCGCTGGCGCGTCAGCAAATCTAACCGCGCGCCTGTCGGCGGCCTTGCTGGGTGCAGTGACAAATATGGATATGTTGTGATCCGGGTCGATGGCGTTCTGCATAAAGCGCATCGGCTTGCGTGGCTGTATTGCCATGGGATGTTTCCCGACAAAAACTTAGACCACATAAATCAAACACCTAGCGATAATCGCATATCTAATTTGCGCGCAGTCGATCAGCATGAAAACAACCAAAACCGGCGCATTCAGAAAAACTCGCTTTCGGGCATAACTGGCGTTTCGTGGCATAAGACCCATAAGCTGTGGCAAGCGCGCATATACACCCGCGAAGGCTGCCGCAATTTGGGTTGGTTTAAGACCAAAGAAGACGCCGCGCACGCACGCGCTCAAGCTGAGCGCGATCTGTACCCATTTAAGGCAAACTAAGTATGCAGACCCCTATATACTCCGCCACCGACGAAACAGAATTGATGGCGCGAATTTGGTCGCCAGCGGTAAAAAATGACCCTTTGGCGTTTACGCTTCTTTGTTTTCCTTGGGGTGAGGCTGGCACGCCTCTTGCCAACCATAAAGGCCCGCGCAAGTGGCAACGTCAAATTTTGACGGATATACGCGACCACATCAAAGAAAATGATGGCCGCGTAGATTACCAAGTTTTCCGCGAAGCCGTTGCATCTGGGCGCGGGATTGGCAAATCCGCCCTTGTAAGTTGGTTGGTTATCTGGATGCTTTCGACGCGCATCGGCGGGTCTGTGATCGTGTCTGCTAACTCCGAAGCGCAGTTGCGGTCGGTCACATGGGCCGAAATTACCAAATGGTTAGCTATGTCCATGAATGCGCATTGGTATGAGATTGCGGCTACCCGTATTATGCCCGCTAAATGGCTAACCGAAATAGTCGAACGCGAATTGAAAAAAGGTACGCGGTATTGGAGTTGCGAAGGGCGGCTGTGGTCAGAAGAAAATCCTGACGCATATGCAGGGTTGCATAACGAAGACGGCGTCATGCTCATCTTCGACGAAGCCAGCGGTATACCCGACCCGATCTGGTCGGTCAGCGACGGTTTCTTCACGGAGAACACGCCGCACCGCTTCCATCTGTCGTTCTCCAACCCGCGTCGCAACACAGGGTACTTCTACGAGACGTTCCACTCCAAGCGCGCGTTCTGGCGCACGCGCAACATCGACGCCCGCGACGTCGAAGGGACCGACAAGAACGTCTACCAGCGGATTATTGATGAGTATGGGCCTGACAGCTACCAAGCCAACGTCGAAGTGTACGGTCAGTTCCCCAGCGAAGGCGACGACCAGTTCATAGCCGTCAATCTGGTTGATGACGCCATGCGCCGCCCGCGCTACAAGGACGAACACGCGCCGATCACCATTGGTGTGGACCCGGCGCGCTTCGGGGCGGACGCCACCGTCATCGCCATCCGGCAGGGCCGCGACATCATCGACATCCGCCGCCACCGCAACGCCGACACAATGGAAACAGTTGGCTATGTCATTGAAGCGATTGAGGAATTTAAGCCCGCGCTGGTGTGCATTGACGAAGGTGGCCTCGGCGCAGGCATCGTGGACCGGCTGAAAGAGCAGCGGTACAAGATCAGGGGTGTCAACTTCGGCAATAAGGCGCAAAAACAGCTAATGTACGGCAACAAAAGGGCCGAAATTTGGGGTGCCATGCGTGATTGGCTCAAGGATGCGTCCATTCCTAACGACCGTTTCCTGAAATCGGACCTCATCAGCCCTAAAATCAAGCCGGACAGCAAGGGTGCCATCTTTTTGGAGAGCAAAAAGGACATGAAGGCACGCGGGCTGGCGTCACCGGACGCCGCCGACGCAATTGCCGTCACTTTTGCCTTTCCTGTTGCGTCGCGCGAATATAATAATGGGCGCGTTGACAAAAATCGCTCTCGCGGATACTCTTCTGCTGGAGTTTCTACATCTTGGATGGGGTCGTAACATGGCAGATAAGAAAAAGTCTGTTTCGTTGGCCGTAGGGCGGGGTGAAAAGCTGCCTGCATCCAAAGGCGCGGGCCTCACAGCCAAAGGCCGTGAGAAATACAACCGCGAAACAGGGTCTAACCTCAAGGCTCCGGCACCCAACCCGAAGACCAAAGCCGACGCCGGACGTAAAGCGTCGTTTTGCGCACGTATGGGGGCAGTTGCAGCCAGCGCAAAGAACGGCGAACGCGCCAAGGCCAGCTTAAAAAGGTGGAAATGCTCATGAAGCCCGGACTATACGCTAACATCCACGCCAAAAAGGCCCGCATCGCCGCCGGATCAGGCGAAAAGATGCGTTCGCCCGGCGCTAAAGGCGCACCCACAGCCAAAGCGTTCCGCGACAGCGCCAAAACAGCTAAGAAAGGCAAGTAAATGGCTATGAAACCCAGCGGATTTAAGCCTGCACGCGGCAAAAGCGTTACCATTAAGCTGGAGCCGCCCAAGGCTGCGCCTAAGCCGGGTATTTCGCGCCCTGTCACCCCCGGTAAACTGGCACGGTCGGCTGAGGCTAATGACGTGCTGATTACGACGCGCAAAAGTCCCGACATCATTCGGACCACCGTGAGTGAGCGCATGACACCGACGAAAAAGAAGCGTTAAACGTGCCTCTCGTCAAATCGACCAGCAAATCGGCGTTTCGCAGCAACGTAAAAGCCGAAATAAACGCGGGAAAGCCCGCGAAACAGGCCGTCGCTATCGCGTATAGCGTTAAGCGTGAAGCAGCCAAAAAAGGCAAAAAATAGATCATGGCCGACCCCACGGGCATCAGTACGGCAGGTAAAGTCGCCAACGTCGGCAGCAACCCGACGTACGGCGACAAAGACACCGACACTGGCGACAGTCAGGTCATGGCGACCATGCGCAGCCGCCTCCAGACGGCGATGGCTGCGTACAGCGACACCCGTGAGGACGAACTGGACGATCTGCGCTTCATGGCAGGGTCGCCCGACAACCAGTGGCAGTGGCCCGCAGACGTCCTCGCCACACGCGGGTCGGTGCAGGGCCAGACGATCAACGCCCGCCCGTGCCTCACGATCAACAAGCTGCCGCAGCACGTCCGTCAGGTCACGAACGAACAGCGTCAGAACCGACCCAGCGGTAAGGTCATCCCCGTCGATGACAACGCCGACATTGAGGTCGCGGCCATCCTCGACGGCATGGTCAAGCACATTGAGTACATCTCGGACGCCGACGTCGCGTACGACACGGCCTGCGACAATCAGGTCACGTACGGTGAAGGCTACATCCGCCTGCTGACCGATTACTGCCGCGAAGACAGCTTCGATCAGGACATTAAGATCGGACGCGTCCGCAACGCGTTCTCAGTCTACATGGACCCGACGATCCAAGACCCCTGCGGTGCTGACGCACAGTGGTGCTTCATCACGCAGGACATGACCAAAGAAGAGTACGAGCAGGAGTTTCCTGACGCGTCTCCCCTCTCGGCCATGATGACGCAGGGCGTCGGCAATGAAAGCATCTCGGCATGGCTGGACCAAGACACTGTCCGCATTGCGGAGTATTTCTATTACAAGGTCAAGCCGGGCACGCTGAACCTTTACCCTGACAATATCGCTGTGTTTGAGGGGACACCCGAAGACAAGCAGCTAAAAAATCAGTTCGGCAAGCCGCTGAAAAGCCGCCGCGTGAACCGCAAGCAGGTCATGTGGATGAAGACCAACGGCTTCGACGTTCTGGATGAGCGCGAATGGCCGGGCAAATACATTCCCGTCGTCCGCGTCGTCGGCAACGAGTTTGAAGTCAGCGGTCAGATTTACGTCTCCGGCCTTGTGCGTAACGCCAAGGACGCGCAGCGGATGTACAACTATTGGACCAGCCAAGAGGCAGAAATGCTGGCGCTGGCACCCAAGGCACCGTTCATCGGCTACGGCGGACAGTTTGAAGGTTATGAGATGCAGTGGAAGACTGCAAATACGACCAACTGGCCGTATTTGGAAGTCAACCCTGACGTCACAGACGGCGCTGGAGGCGTTCTCCCGCTTCCACAGCGCGCGCAGCCGCCTCTGCCTCAGACGGGCCTGATCCAAGCTAAGATGGGTGCTGACGAGGACATTAAGAGCGCCACAGGGCAGTACAACGCCTCGCTGGGTATGCAGGGCAACGAACGCTCCGGTAAGGCCATCACAGCCCGCGAGAAGCAGGGTGACGTCGGTACGTACCATTACGTGGACAACCTCGCCCGCGCGATCCGTCACATTACGCGTCAGCTTGTCGATATGATCCCCAAGATTTACGACACGCAGCGCATCGCACGCATCATCGGGCTGGATGGCGAAGTCAGCATGGTCAAGATTGACCCCGATCAGCAAGAGCCTGTGCGCAAGCTGATGGACCAAAACGGTGGTCTGATCGAAAAAATCTACAACCCCAACGTCGGCACATACGACGTCATGGTTTCGACCGGCCCCGGCTACATGACCAAGCGCCAAGAGGCCCTCGACGCCATGAGCCAGATTTTGCAGACCAACCCGCAGCTTTGGGCGGTCGCAGGCGATCTGTTCATCAAGAACATGGATTGGCCCGGCGCGCAGGAAATGGCAGAGCGGTTCAAGAAAATTCTTGACCCGAAGGTTCTTCAGACCGGCGAAAAGTCACCCGAATTGGCCGCAGCAGAGCAGCAAATTCAGGCGCTGACGCAGGAATTGCAGCAGTCCTCGACCATCCTTGAGAGCGTCAAGGACAGCGTAACGCAGCAGGAAGTGTCGATCAAGAGCTTTGAAGCTGAAATTCGGGCTTATGACGCTGAAACCAAACGCATTTCGGCGGTCCAAAACAGCATGACACCTGATCAAATTCAGGATATTGTGCTGGGAACGCTTCATGCAGCTATGGATATGGGTGATCTTGTACCGCCCGGCCAACCGCAGGAAGGCAACTTTGGTATGGATCAGATGCCAGAGCAGCCTAACGAACCGCCTGAAGCGCCACAACAGCCTCTCATGTCCCCTGAAGGACCGATGTAATGACCGTAAGCCTCAAACATACGTTCCAGTCCGCCAAGACTGACAGCAGCGATCCAACGATCATTCAGCCGTCCAACTGGAACGATGAACACCAGTTGACGCTTGCCACCAATAAGGTGCTGGGCCGCGCTACCGCTGGCACAGGCGCTGCTGAAGAACTCAGCGTTGGCACTGCGCTGTCGGTGTCTGGCGGCACGCTGGCCGTCACCAACGTACCTGTCGCTAACGGCGGCACGGGTGCTACGACGCTGGCAGCTAACAACGTTCTGTTGGGTAACGGTACCGGCGCGGTCCAGACAGTCGCCCCCGGCGCGCTAAATAACGTCCTGACCAGCAATGGTACAACTTGGGTGTCTGGCCCCGCTGCATCAAACGCAGTAACATACCCGCAAAACATCCAATCAGCGGATTACACGCTGGTGCTGGGTGATGCAGGTAAGCAAATATTTCATCCTGCATCCGATACCGCGTCCCGCACATACACTATTCCCGCTAATTCCAGCGTCGCGTTTCCTATTGGAACGGTGGTGCTGTTCACAGTTGAAAATGGCGCGCGTCAAGTAAGCGTGGCTATTACCACCGATACGTTGGTTTTTGGCTCAGGAACAACGGGGACCATACGTGTTTTTCCAAATAACACATTGATGGCTATTAAAGTCACCGCAACCAAGTGGATGGCAAACTATCTGTATCAGACAGGTCTTGCGGCATCCGCAACCTCTATCGCAATAGCGAACAACGGTGGGCCGTCCATTACAGCGTATTCTTGGACGTCGTCTGGTTTTGGGGGTAAATACCTAGACCCTGGCACATCGCCTACTGGCACTGGCTTCGGCGTTGCTTTTAGCCCTACTGGGGATGCTGTCGCTATATCAACGGGTACATCACCGCGCATTGAGGCCTATTCGTGGACTGGGTTTGGTTTTGGCGCTAAGTATGCCAACCCAGCGACACTACCCACTGGTGCCAGTAACGCTGTTGCCTTTAGCCCCGCTAACGATGCTATTGCTGTAGCCCACGCTACGACGCCCTTCATTTCAGCGTATCCGTGGAACAGCGCCACTGGTTTTGGTACCAAATACGCCAATCCAGCGACATTACCCACTGGCAATGGCAACGGCGTTGCTTTTTCTCCCGCCGGTAACGCTATTGCTGTAGCCCACACTACCACACCTTTCATTTCAGCGTATCCGTGGAGCGGTTCCGGCTTTGGCACTAAATATGCCGACCCAGCTACACTACCCAGTGACATTGCCCGCGCCGTAGCTTTTTCGCCCGCCGGAAGCGCAATTGCTGTAGCGCATGACCTAACCCCCTTTATCGCGGCATACCCGTGGAGCGGTTCGGGTTTTGGTACCAAATATGCCAATCCAGCTACGTCAATTGGCGGCGATGCTAAGGCCGTCGCCTTTTCTCCCGCCGGTAACGCTATTGCTATAGGGACATCTGTAAGCCCGTTTATTGCGGCGTACCCGTGGAGCGGCTCCGGCTTTGGTACTAAATATACCAACCCGGCTTCGCCGCTTTCCTTCGCTGCCTTAGGTGTTGCATTTAGTCCTGCTGGCGACGCGATTGCTGTAGGACTTGGAGGCTCACCTTACGTTTCAGCATACCCGTGGAACAGCGGTACCGGCTTTGGCACTAAGTATACCGACCCGGCGGTAGTACCCGCTGGCAATGGCAACGCTATTGCATTTTCGCCTACCGCGTAAAGAAAGCCACCCCATGAATTACACACAACTCAGCGACGAATACAAATACGACACCCTTGCAGACGCGATGTACGCCCGTGAGGTTGAGTATTTTCATTACGATTTTGACCGCAAAAACTTTGAGCATCTGCTGGCGAACACCACAAACAGCGAGTTCGCGGCCAACGTAGCAGAACGCCTTAACGACACCCGCAAGCAAATGGGCAACGTAGAAGCGATCATGACCGCATTGAAAGCACAGATCGAAGACCAAGCCGCATATGACGCAGCGGTGGTACGTGTGACCGCCAAGCGGAAAGCAAAGGAAGCAGAATAATGTGGTATGTCCAAGCCCAAGGCGACACCTTTATCCGGCACATTTTTGATGTAGAGCCGACGCAGTGGGACGCAGATAACTATTGCTACGCCCGCCGTCTGACTGAAGAACAGGTGGCGCATTTTGGCGTCCACAAGAAACAGATCGTCACGCCGCCGTATCACGACCCCGCAACGCAAGTTTGCGAGGAAGGCCCGGCCTTGCTGATCGACGGCGGTTGGACACAGAACTACATCGGGTCCGACCTTGA